TGACCGCCTTGCCGCCTGTGAGCGATGACGGGATTGTCAGAATAGCCATGTAAGGATAGTCAGTCTTTTCTGCCGTCTCGGCCTGTGAGTTGGTGTTGGCCACCCACGCAGTCGTCGGGATAGTCAGCGTCGTGCTGTCGGTGATGGTGTAGGTCTGGGTGTTGCCCTTCAGGGCAAGGTCTGCCGTAAGATTTGTAATCTGTGATTCGGAATGTGTGTGCGTTGATGCCGCTTTGCCCGCAAGCCCTGTATAAACACCGCCCGAAGTGACTGGGTTAGTGCTTCCCGATGTCGGCGTGCTGTCAAATGTCAATGTAGCCTGCTTGCCGTTAATAAGAGCGGTCAGAGCATCGACCTTTGTTTTTATGTATGAAAAGATCCCGCCTGACTTGACCATCTTAGTCGAGTTTTCTGTCGGCTCGGTGTCGTATGTCAACGGGTCCTGTTTTCCAGCTGCCAAATCGTGATTAGTCTTCATCTGGCCGTCGATGATATCCATGTTGCTGTTGATGACTGCAACGTCGGCATTCTCGTTCTCGGCTGGCTTGACAATGTTATAGTTTGTTGTGTTAGTTGCCAATTAAATCACCTCACTTTCAGGTTTTCCCATGTGCCGGTCTTGACCTGCGCCCATGTCAGTTTTTTAACGTCTGCCCACGTGTTATAGACAAAGATGTATGTTATCGGCAGATGCGCAGGCCTTACCTCTTCCAATGCGGCTTTTAATCCGTCAAGGTCAAGCGGTATGCCCTTGTCTGCAAAACTTATTTTTATTTTATTGTCGACAAAATCAACCAGAACTTTGCCATACTTCCAAGAGTCTGCAATGGCCTGCAAAAGATTGATGTCGCACTTGCCTGTTGACTTCCACTTGGCCGCCACGGCAGACCTGCGGTCTGACAGGCTCTGTGACGCAAGTGGCGTGATTCCGGCCTCAGCTTCATATGCTTTTAGCATCGTTTCAGAACATGTATCAAAAAAAATGTCATCGTTAGTCTGCACGATGACCGCCTCGATCGAGTCAAGTTCAATCTGCAACGCGTTTGCAATGGCTGTCACAAATGGGTCTTGCTGGTCGATTTTATTTAATCTTGATTTAAGCATATGTCACCGTCCCCAAAACTGCTACATACCTGTCGGATATGGCTATATTCGCAGTGCCTCCGTTGACCGTCAGACTTTCATAATCCAGCACGCCCTCGGTGTCTATTATCTGATTGCCGATTTGCGCATAAGATACCGCCGAGCCGGTAAAGGCTATCGACTTGAGATAAGAGGCAATGTTGGCCTCGACTGCTGCCTTGACTGTTGTCTCGTCTGCTCCGACCTTAAGAGTCAGCTTGACGCCGATGTTGATGTTTGTTGCTGTTGCGCTGGAGACATAGCAGTGAGCGCCAATTGGTGCCGTGCCTTCTCCCTTGCCTTCGCTCGACGGGTCAATGTGTGCTTGCACCGATGCAACCAGCGTTGTGTCCGCAGGCTGTTTGGCCGTGTTGATGATGACCACATCTACAGTGTTGTCGCCGTGGCCTAACGGATAGACCTGAGCATCGCCCACGCCTGTCACTTCCAATGCCCAATTTTTATAATCGTATTTATTGCCGCTCGATGCAGGAGTCTGTAGCGCTACCAGATAGCGCGCATACAAATCTGCGTCAGTCTCTGCGTCATATCCGCCTGTTGTTGCTGATGCATTGGTCACCGTCACGATGCCGGAGAGCGTCACCGGGAACTGCACGATTGTGCCGGACCCAACTACTCCTGTATTTCCGGCAATGACTGCCTGCACAGGAACGTCGGCCGTGTCTGTTACCGTGACTGCTGAAGTTGCGGAAAACTGCACGCCGTTGTCAGTTTCAAACAAATCGCCCACAGCAATGCTGCCTGTGCCGGTCACTGTGACTGTGCCGGTTGCATAGGTGGCAATCTTTCTGCTTATGCCCTTATGCTGCAGAACAAATCTCGTCAGCTCGTCGCCTGTCAGTTTGCTTGCGTCAAGTTTGACCGCAACGGCATCGATTTCATCGTCCATGATGTCCATCTCCTGCCCGCAGGCTTCCGTCATGTCATATGTCAGATAGCCCGCTGTTTTTTCGTATTCGTCCGAGATGCGTGCTCTTATGTTAGTGCCTCTTTCAGACATTTTCCTCCACCTCCACAGTTGATTCGTCTATGAGGTGGACGGTCAAATAGATTTTCAGTCCGCCTTCCACCTTTTCAAAATCAAAGCCGTCGATGTAGTCGATGGCTCTGTTCATTTCTGCTTTTTCTGTTATTTCTCGCTCGATTTCAGAAACTACGAAACCGAGGTTATTTGACTTATAGCCGATATAGTCCTCAATGTACGTGCCAAAACCGCTGTCGTCGTATACGCGGTACTTCTCAGCTTTGGTCTTGATCAGAAAACCGACCCATTGCCTCACTGCTTCCTCCTGCGTACATTCAACGACTTTGCCGTCTTTCATCACATATCTGCCTGTGTCAAAATCAAACAGCGGAGTCCTGCCGATTGACGTGCTGACAGTTTCCGTTGTCACTGTTTCTTCTGCTTCAAAGTCAAAATCTGTCTCGTCTGGAAACATCTAAATCACCCCAATCTGTAAATAACCGCCATAGTATTGATGCCGTCCACCGGCACTGCCAGCAACTTGTCGCCGACTTTCAAAGTTGGCGGGGACGCGTTACACATTTCGCGTATTGCTTCGCTCATTATTATTTCTTTTTCTTTCTCTTCATAAATCAGCTCGCCGCCTGCAATCGTCACAACCATCGGTTTGACCTTTTTGACTGTGGCAACGTAGGCGCTGGCATCATTGACCGCTTTCTCGCGTGCTGATGCCGACTGACCTTTTATTTTGTTTGCAAGTTCGTGATTCCAACCCATTAGACTCTCTCCATTTCGCAACTCATCGTATGGATGCCGTTGGCAATCGTATGCGTGCATGATTTGACTTTATACCATCCCTTGATTCCCATCTCGGGACGGGAAAAGTAAATCATGCGGTTAGATCTGACCGAAGTGTTGCCGACCATGTCAGCCGTGAAACTTACGGCGACCTTGTTCAGCTCCTTCAGCATGTTCTTGGCTTTGTTCCTTGCCTTCGCCGATGTTAATTTGTCCTCGGTTTCGACCTGGCTAAGTAGTCCATATTTTGATATGCTCGCTGAACTCTTGGCGATTGCCTTTACATCAGTCTTCTTTTCATCGCTTCCTGCATAGATGACTTGGTTTCGCATTTCCGTTATCGACTTCGTGCCAGAGATCTCCGCTGTAGCCGCACAGGACACTTTGTTGCCTAATGCATCCGTGTATGTCGGCTTGATTTGTGTGGCACCGCCTTTGATGATACACAGTTTGCCTTTGACCATTTCCATGTGGTAACGCGTTCCGCTCTCGCTTCTGACTTTTTTCAAAATGTCCAAAATGATGTCTGACACTACCTTGTCTTTATAGACACATTTAATGCTTGCTGGCATGCTCGGCATGCTGCCGATCGGCACGCTATACCGCGCGCACAGCTGCCGGATTGCTTTGTCCGCTGCTATGCCCTTAAACTGTATGATTGTCTCTGACTTGTTAAGATAAAACGCATAGTCATATGCCTTATAAGAGTCGCCGTTGATTGGCGTGTCCGTGATGACTCCCCGGATGACCTCTTTGCCCGAACTGTAGATTGCGACTTTATCACCGCAGGCCCAGACTTTTGAAAAATTGTCATCAAAGCGTGAGTAGGGAATGCTGAGACTGATTTCTGCGCCCAGCTGGTCTGTTGAGTCATTCCATTCTACCGATGACACAGTTTTGGTGACATCCGTGGCCTTGCCGTTATGTATGATTTTAACTGTATAAGCCATCCTACTTCACCGCCCGATACTGCTCAAACGTGATGCTATACGGATAGTCGCCAGCGCGGTCGATAGGCTGGATGTTAAAAGTCTCTATTGCCATGAGCCGGTTAAAAATCGGCTTGCTGTTGTTGTCGGTAATGACCACTCTGACGGTCTTGCGGTTCTTCCTAAGGTCCCTTAGCCATTTGATGTAACCCAGTGCGGTGCCTGATGCTCCGGCGGTCACATAGTCGGCCTTCATGTCTGACGGAAAAAACGCATCAATCTGCACGGTAGCAAGCGGCTCAGCGCCAAGCACTTTGATTTGACCGTACTTGACGCTGTCCTTGTTCTGATTTGTAGATTGCCCATAGTCGATGCTCACACTGCCCTCAGGGATGACCGGCAGAACTTTGACTGTTTTGTTGTTATTAATGCTCAATGTCACTTTCATGTCGTCACCTCTATACGTTTGCGATTGCGTCCAAAATCATTCGGCCCGTGTACTCTGCTGATTCTCTCATATATTTCTCGTTTCCAATCATGTTGCCCTGAATCGTCAGATATACGTTGACTCCACCAGTCTTGTCTGTTCCGCGTCTGGTCTTGTCAGCAGGTATGATTTTCGTCCCGCTTGGCAGCACTGCAGATTCTGCTCTGCCGTTTTCAGAGTAGCCTGTATATCCGCCAGCAAAATAAGTTGAGCCAAGAGCATGCTTAGGTGTTTTGGTCGTTGTGGTAGTCTTATCGACCTTGACATCGACGGACTTGCCGCTAAAGCCAAACACCTTCCCGAGCCATCCGGCCACTTTTTTGATTGGCGATATCAATTTGTTAAACTTTTTCTTTAGCTTATCCGCCCAAGCACAGACCTTATCCCAGTTTTTGTACAATGCAATGCCTGCAGCAACAGCCGCCGCGATGCCGAGAACAATCCAAGTTATTGGACATGTAAACAGTGCCGCGTTAAGTGCTACCTGCTCGCCAGTCACTACCGTCATGATGCCTGACATAACCGTCATAAGTGTTGTGACGGTAGAAATCACCTTGAACGCCGCGAATCCTGCCACAGCTCCGCCAAGAATAGGAATTAGCACGGCTGAGTTGTCATAGCACCATTTCACGGCACCGGCAAACTTATCAAAAACGCCTGCAACCTTTTTTGTTTCTGTGCGGATAACAGGCATTTTTTTAATGATGTAGTCGGCAGCTTTTTGGAAGTAAGGCACGAGTTGCGTGCCAAGCTGAATGGCTATCATTCCAAACGATGTTTTTAAAGTGTCCAACGTGTCGTTTAGTTCTGCACCGGATTTGACTGTGCTGTCCGACATGACCAAACCGAGGTCATTGGCCTTCTTTATGGTCTCGTCAAACGAGCCTGCATCTGCATTTAGGATAGCAGCCATGTTCTGGCCGGACTTACCAAACAGTTTGATTGCAAGCGCTGACTTTTCAGAACCATTTTTCATCTTCTGGAATGCTCGGATTGAATCATACGTTACATCCGAGACATCCCTAAGGTTGCCCTTGCTGTCCGTGACAGAAACGCCCAGCGTTTTGAATGCCGCGACGGAGTCCTTGTTTCCCTGCGTCATTTTGGTCATGTTGGTCAGAAGCGACTTAGAACCGGACTTAAAAGAGTCGATCGACATGCCGCTCTGGGACATGACATAATTTAGTTCCTGATAAGATTTGGCATTGAGGCCTAACTTTTGCGATGACTCGTCAATGGTGTCTGCGGTCTCTGCTGCGCTGGTCACCATTTTGTAGGATGCAACGGCAGCAGCCGCACCGGCAGCACCAACGGCAGCCGCGGCACGTCTTGCGGATGATGCCAGGTTCTTTTTCAGACCGTCCGCAAATTTCCGTGTCTGATAGTCGGTGTGCTGCTCCTTTAATTTAAATGTGTCGACGGACTTAGCCGCCTTTTTCAGAGGGCTGGAAAACTGGTCTTTCAGTTTTAAAACTGCGCTTATGTTTTTAGCCATTTCCCTCACCTCACTTTCTGAGCCGATTCGATTTTTTTGATCTCCTCGGCCTCGTCTTCTAGTTGTTTTTCCATGCTGGCTAACATAAAGATTTTTTCGCTGTATGTCAGCGAGCCAAGTTCCTTGATGCTGAAACCCTTTTGAAGATAATAGTGGAACATGAAAGCGTCATCATCTTCGGTTATTAGTTTTTTACTGCTTCAGGCGTACTTCCGTAGAAGTCACCAACTTCCTTGGCGATGCTTTCCAATTCTGCGATGTTATCGTCAAACATAGCGATGACCAGGTCATAAGGGTCGGCCACGTGGAACTCTTCTTTAAGTTTGTCGTAGTTGTCCTTGACCAGCGGCCATGCCTCGTAGATTAAAGCGGCGTTTGTTCTCATACCCTCGTAGGTGCCGAGAGCCTCGTCAGCCGAGTCCAAAATCTCTGCGATTTTCTGCACCGGCGGCTTTTTCAATGTGATTTCACCGCCAAGTGCTTCGCATTTGACTTTTTTAATCTTCAGTTTGTCATCGTCGCGCTGATGTGCCTTCGCTATTAGTGCGTCAAAAGTTACATTTGCCATTTAAACCAACTCCAGATACTTGAATGACTTAGCCTTGAATGGCACCTCTTCCTCGACTGTCTGACCGATTTCCCATTTGGCAAGGGCAAGCTCAGTGAACTTGACACCGTCAATCTCCACTTTTTCCATGCCGAGCGCATCCGGGTCGTCAAGTCCTGAGACGATGGTGACGCTTGGCATCTTGCCGGTCTTAAATCCGTCGGCCACAAGTTTTGCGACTTTACTGTCGATTTTATGCAGTGTCATCGTGCCCTCTAATGAGTAGCCCATGTATTTGCTGTCCGTGCCAAATTCTCCGGCGATTTTAACGTCGTCATACTCAGCCGTGACTTTAGCCTCAAATGATTTGATGTTTGCCAGCTTGTCGCCGTTGACCCAAACCATTCCCTTACTTCCGCTAAATTTCTGATTTCCTTCCATGATTCTTTTCCCCCTTATGCCATGCTGATGCCAAAGCTCAAATCTTCGATAGCATCAAGGATCTTAACGTTGCCGGACAGATACATCATCGAGCCGACTGTGTTGCGTTTGATTTTTAAGTCATCCCAGCCGGATGCTTCTGACGTTCCTGCATCGATTAATGCAGTTCTCTGAGCGGCAACATCGATTTCGGCGATGTTTTCATATTCCTTGTCGAGGACTTCCTCGGTTGCCAGCTTGTCAAAATAGTTATTGACTGCTGCGATGAAGTTCTGCTGATTGTCCAAATTGTTTTTGTACTTGCCGATATAATCGCTCTTAAAGGTCGATGCTACGTCCTCTTTGATCAGGTCCATCGCCTCAATGATTGTTATCTTTTTCAGAGAGTCATTTTCTCCCGTTGCCAGAGTGGTCAGCGAGTTGACTGCTCTGCCGATTTTAGGCTCGCCGTAGTCGTTGATGATGACCAGCTGGCCGGCAGTGATGGCTGCATCTACGTCAGCAACTTCAGTCACAGATGCG